GAACGTGTTGTTCTGTGCGCCGTTGGTTCCATCACCGTGAAGTAGGAGAACGGTTTGGTTGAAGTTTGTATCCTGCCCCCACACACCGTTTTGCAGATACGGGAGTGCCTGCCGAGGCGTCCATACCCCAGAAGGATAGTTGGCGTTAACCGGCGAGGAAGCCGTTATTAGCCCAGCAGGATACCGAAAACTCATTAACTGACCTCTTCCCAAGAGCAGGTCACTACAAGGTCATTAGCAGCACTTGCCGTGGCCCCCAAAGACTTGTCTTCCAGAAGATAAAACGATGTGGTCTTATCTGTGATGATAAGCGTCGTATCTGCCGGTACGGAGATAGTAGAAGCAATTGCCGTACCCGTGCCGCCTAGGTCGTCTTGAGAAAAGATCTGGATCGTAATGTCAGCCGCAGACGCACCATCGACGTTAGCCACCACAATGGAGTTGATCTTGTAAACCTTGCCAGAAGAAATAGGATTATTCACCAACGCCGTTGCAAAAGGATTTGCTGTTGACGAAATAAGGTACGTAGACGTGTTGCCTAACACCGTACCAGCTTGAAGCATGTTTGGATTAGCCACGATTCACTCCTCAGAATCCAAAAAGAATTGATTGTGTGTACGACCGACCAAGATCCACCGCTTTTTCCGCAGGGTAGGTCACAAAAACATCTTTTGATCCAGCACCCCAGTTAACAGCATTCCCGGAGTTAGAAGATTCGAGAATCGTGTCTCTACTAAGCGTGGTTCCAGAAGCTGTATACGTGCCAATACCTACTTCAAAGTCCGTACCATCTGTAATGGTGTAATAGGTCTGATTGCCATTCCCAATTACAGAAAAAGACTGGAAGCCTATTTCAGCACTGGCTAACGTCACGGCCCCTGTACCAGTGGTCGTGGTCGTTACTTTTACACGATCCTTCAGCACAAGGGCCATGATTTACTCCTTACGCGATACGAATGATCGCCCCAGTAGCCGTAGCCGCAGGGAAAACAATCGTGAAAGTTCCTGATGTAGAAGTCTTGTCCGAACCAAAGTCCAGAACCGCAACTGTGGGATCGCCAACAGCCGTGTCGTTGTAAATCAACGCGCCACGCGCAGTGATGGTTGCAGTCGTGAAGGACAGGTCAGAAAAGTCCGTCAGGGCAGTCGTGCCAGAAGTGGACACGCCAAGCTTGGTCAGAGTGCCACCACCAGCAACATACGAACCCGAGGCAGCTACCTCGTTGGTGGTCGTATACGCGGTCGTAGCAGCAGTGAACGAGGCACTGTTGGTGTACAGGGCCAGCTTGAAGGTGTTACCACCAGTAGCAAAGTTGTGAACAGCCCGAAGGATCTCGGACTTGAATGAGGTGCACATGAAGTTACCAGTAAAAGCCATTTTATGTTCTCCTTAAGAGAGTTGCGGCGTCCGTATGTCCGCCTTGAAGACAAATTTGGATGCAAGTAGCCCTTTCAGACTGCTTTGCACGGTTGAGATATTCGAGCAGCACAATGCGCAGCTGCCCTTCAAAAAGCCTTGCCTGCTCCCGAATAGCGGGGGGCGCAGAGTCAGCAACCATGATGATTTTCTTGGCGCAAAGCTCTGCCAAGTCCTCCATTGGAAGACCGCCAAAATCACTGGTCTTCACCATCGGCGTTAAAAGACTGCCTACTTTTAGCTCCATCATCACGACCTCACTGCTTCTGGAGGAGAACTTAGGGCGTCCTCCTGAGCCTCAATGATATCCCGTACTTCAGAATATCGGTACTGCTTAAACTTGCCATCCTCCATGGAAAACACTGGCTGATCTGCCAACCTGTGATATCCATAAAGCTTCTCGTTTGGCGGCACATTCGTATCCATAAGACCCGAGGAATTTGCAATCCCAACCTGGATTCCACGCTCAATAGCCTTGGCCAACAAGAATTCGCAACATGCACGACCAGCCTCTGCGAAGTGCACATTGCCCTTGTACGAAAAATCTACCCCGTAAACCATGATTTGCTTGACCTTCGCAGCGATGGCAAAGGCAATCGCAAAAGCTACGGTGTTATTGATATACCACGTACCAACCGAATTGACGACTTCCTCTAGGGGAAATTCGACAAGACCAGGGCAACGCTTATCCAGCTCGCACGTGTAAATTGGACCAGGATGGCGACGTAAAACCTCGCGCATCAGGCCTGTCTGCGTTCCTGCTTCCTCTCCGTCCAAAAAACGGCTTGCTGGGTCGAGCATGAACATGCGGTCGTGGAAGATCACTCCGCCCATCGCATTGACCGCCCAGACCTCGTCTATCGGCTGCGAATGGGTTTTTGCAAGATTGAACTCTAAGTGGCTTTTTCCCATTGCCACAATGGCAACAGTCTTGCCAGATAAATCTGGTACTTTTGGTTTCATTTGGCCTCATTTGGACTGATTGGATTAGCGGCAAGGAGCTCAGTACGGATAAGGCCATCTCTGTACTCATCACGTCTGCGACGTCCCTGTTGTTCAATACCGAGGCCAGACAGCGCCTCCTTGTATGAATTGGTGAAGTATCCAAGCATCTCAATGGGCCCTTTGGTGAAGCTGTAGGCCTGCACAAGGCTTCCGTAGAGCAACGCTTCAGGAGCGTTAATGCTCAGCCATGTGTTTTGGTTTGTGGAGCTTAAGCCTGCTGGCTTGCGTATGTAGCCCAGCTCGACCACGTAGGACTGCGCCGGTGTCGGTGCAATCAAAAAAGTCGTAGCGTCCCATACGGAGTAGTACTTTGGAAAGCCAGTATCTGTTTGGTCTTTCCAGTATTCTTTGACATAGGAGACGTCCCGAAAGTCCAGGAAGGTCTCCTCGTCACCATTCTTCACGAGCATGTAGCGATGCGTCAGAATATCGATCGGCATCGTCAAAAACCGGTTGTTAGCAGTCAGGTTACCCAACGAGTTCTGGCGGAAGATCTCAAGGTCGATGTCACGGAGAATCTTGTTCTCCGTCATCAGAATGAAGGTATTGATTACCGAGTCAGACAGGACGTTGGAATCCGTCTCCATGTAACGCCGAATGTTTACTACCAGCTCGTCATAGGTCATGTTATCTCTACCCTTACGGTTCCTACGCTGCCCACGCCCACGATGGGCTTATTGACAGGCGCTGGCATCATTCCAACAGAAGTAAATGCGGTATCCCCAGGGACGGCCAAATAGACGTCCATAGACGCCCTACGATCCGGTCTTGGCTCGTACAAGGATATCGCATCTCCATTGTATTTCAAAGGCTCAAGCTGCGGCTCCTTGGGCTCGTAATCCGCATAGCAGACCTTGAAGCCACGCCAGTTTTTCTTGAGGTCCTTGTAGGAAAACTGTTGACCGCAGTAGTCACAGATCCCAAGGGCGTATTTGCCTGATGCCCAGGAGCCCACGTTAGTACTCCAGCTGGGGCACGAACCTCACGCTTGCAGAATCCCTGTCCTCTGCAGCCGCCCTGGCAAAGTCCTCGTCATACAAGGCTTTTAGCGGAGCAGCGCGCTCAGGAGCAAATTTCAACGACAGGTGATATGCCAGCCCAGACGCTAGGCAAGGCAGGAAGCGGAAGTTGACGTCTGCCGTGTTGCCATAGCTTCCTGCATCCTGGATACGCACGATACGGTAGTGCAGGAAGATGTAATTCGCATTCGGTGCCGGATAAAAGTACACACGAGGCGTGTCCCTGCGCTCCACATAAAACTGTGCAGGACGAGCAGTGGTAGATTTATCAGGCACGTCTAGATACTGCGCGCGGCTGATGCGGTCAATCACGATGTCCGTAGAAGGCGATTGGGTGTTATCCCTAATAACCGCCTCCAAGACGTTGACCGTATTGGCCGGAAGATCAATGTACTCCTGGCCAGAAACAAGCGTCGTGGAGAACCTCTCGATGGTCCAAAGATTCAATCCACGGTTTGCCCAGTCAAGAAACAACAAGTCCAGCGACCTACGAGCCGAGGAGAGCTGATATCCCGTCGTGACACGCATGCCACAACGCTCAAAAGCTTCCTCGATCAGTTCATCGATCTTGAGATCGAAGTCGTAGGTGTTGGAGGTTGTCATTTCTTCTTCTTGCCCATCGCCATTTTCTTGTGCGCGTTGATCATGCCGCCCTTTTTCTTATTCAGAATAGAGTCAACAGTCCTTCTTTCGTGCTCTGTTACACGGCCCATTCCTTTAGCACGTTCCTTAGCCATTTTGACAAAGTCGTCCATGTCGCTTTCAGCCCCAGGGCGGATAGAATCCATGCGCTTAGCAGCATCGTCATACTGCTCTTTGGAAACTCGACGGCCAAGGATTTCGTAGGCATCAACATCACCCCCATCCTTCATCATGATGGGACCCGTTGTTTTGCTGGTGGCCTTGATCATCCGGTTCTTCGGACCCTTGGTCACGCAGCCGCCGCCTTGTGTCGCGGCACCCATTCCACGGCCAGCCATGTTAGCAACCCCTTCCAGATTTCTTGGCCATGCCGCCGGACCTGTAGCCCTTCATCATGCCGCCACCCATCATCTTTTTGGCAGCAGGCTTCTTAGCAGCGGGTTTCTTGGCCATTGCACGACCCATAGCATCAGCGCCAGTTTTCTTCATGGCGCGACCCTTCATGTCTGAATTTTTCATCATGGTTCCATCCGGCATTTTGTGCATTCCCTTTTTGACAGCGCCACCACGCTTAAGCAAGGCAGTGCCAGCCATACCAGAACGATTGTCTTCAGGCGCAGCGGCAGCAGGCGTAGCTGGGCCGGGTTGCGGCGCACTAGCCTCTGCTTGACGAGAACGGCGACGAAACAGCTTTCCGCCAAGCTTGCCCAAGCCCAGCGTAGCGGCAGCAGGACCCGCCCCTTTTAACCCAGCGCCAATTGCTCCAGCACCTAACAGTGCGCCTACTGGACCCGCCTTTTTTATAGCGCGGCCAATTTTCTTTGCAAATTTTTTGAGTGGCATTTTTAGCTCCTTTGTTCAAGATATCGGTCAAGCTTGGCCTCTAGGCGGTCAAACCGAACCAGGATTTGGTCAATCTTCCGGTCTGCTTCCTCTTTTGCAAGGTAATCGCGAGCAACTTCCTCACGGGTCCTGTTCAAAAGAATGTTCAGACGTCCCATTTCAGCCTTCTGCGTTCTCCACTCGAATGCCACGAACGCGGCAAAAGCAGTGAGCAATACGTTCCACAACGTTGTAAACATATCGTCCATTTAGCACTTCCATCGTTTCCGAGCCTGACGTAGTCGGCTATCTGGATTGTTCGCTGCCTTGGGAAAATCGCGCATCTGACCAGCAGATCTGGCACAAAAAGACTTCCGCCGCGCAGCCCGTTTGCCCGTGGGCTTGTCCTCTGTCACAGCAGTCTGCAGCTTGCTCCCGGGATTGGCACGACGATAGGCAGCAACGCCCTTTTTCGTCATGCCAGCACCAGTCTTGGTCGCGCGAAAATTACCGCTTTTGACCGAGGTTTTGATGCCCATCCCTTTGG